GTGTTTTCCGTATGTGAACCGGTTAGCTGTATAGGGGGGCATTTTGAAAAATCAACAAAACAGGCAACAGGAGATAAACAATGCCAGGACCAGCAAAAAGAAGCAATTCCCATAAGTTAGGAACAGGAAGCAAGAAGGTACACGTTGGAGAAGACTTGACTCCACCATTATTGCGATCTGTTCCGCCGCCACCTAGGACGCTGAAAGAGTATGGGATAGAGATGTGGAATTCTCACCTGTCCAGGATGATTGAGGAAGAAATGCTCACTGAATGGGACTTGCCAGAACTTGAGGCAATGTGTCGAGAATGGCAAACGTACTGCAAGGCATGTGATAATATAGACGAAAAAGGTACGACATTTGTTATGCAGACCGGATATGAGCAGATTAGGCCAATAGTCGGAGAGAAAAACAAGTCATTATTGAACTTTAACAAACTGAGCAATCAACACGGCGGGAACAATGTATCACGCGCAAAAATGAAAAGAGTTAGGCCAGTAGAAGAAAAAGAGAATCCTTTTGATAATATATGAGCAGAAACTATGCAGAAATAGCGCATAAATACGCTGTTGACGTCGTAAACGGTGTAATTAGTGCCAACTCGTATGTAAAAATGGCATGTGCGCGTCATTTGGCCGATCTTGAGCGTGAGGATTTTCGTTACGTATATAATCCTGTCCTTACAGACAATAAAGGTAAGGAATATCGACCAGGTGACAGGGTTTGTGCATTTCTTGAGAAATTACGCCATGTAAAAGGCAAATGGAAAGGGTTGCCATTTGTCCTTGAGCCATGGCAGGTGTTCATTGTCTGTGTAGGTTTTGGTTGGGTTGATAGACACGGTTTTAGAAGATTTCGTGAAATATATCTTGAGGTTCCAAGGAAAAATGGGAAATCATTTCTTGCTGCCGGGATTGGTTTGTATATGTTTCTTGCCGATGGCGAGGGAGGCAGCGAGGTTTATGCTGGTGCTAATGGGGAGAGGCAGGCAAACGCTGTTTTTAAACCTGCATGGCAGATGTGCAAGCAAGATCCTGTTCTTAAGAATTATTATAGTGTGGTAATTTACGGGCTAAAGCCTGACAGCGGATCTCTTGGCACAAGCACAGATTATAGCAAGTTTGAGCGGCTTGTCGGGAATCCCAAGGACGGTGACTTCCCCTCTTGTTATCTCTGTGACGAGTTCCACGAGCATGACACGCCAATGCAGTATGATACCATGTCAACAGGGTTTGGTGGCCGGGAGCAACCTATAACGCTTATTACCACAACGGCAGGAGTTAATAAAGACGGGCCATGCTTTGAGAAGAGGTCACAGTGCATAAATATACTTAAGGGGACAATAGTCAACGAGGAGATATTTTGTATAATTTACACTATAGACGAGGGAGATAACTGGAAGGATTTAAACTCATGGGCAAAGGCAAATCCAAACTACAACGTGTCTGTGTTTGATAAATATTTTGAATCAAAACTTTTAGAAGCACAACAGACACTATCTAAACAGGCCATTATTCTTTGCAAGAATCTGAACGTATGGATGGACTCGTACAATTCTTGGCTTGATATGGAATTGTGGAGAAAGTGCGAGGACAAATCAATAGTTGAGAGTGATTTTATAAATAAGTACCCTTGTTATTATGGTGCGGACTTTGGCGCTGTAAAGGATCTTACTGCAAGAGTTAGAATTTACCTTAAGGACGGTAAATATTATGTGTTTTCACAGTTTAATTTACCTGAAGGTGTGGCAAATGATCCAGATAAAACTAACTATTTGCGGTGGACTCAAGAGGGGTGGATAGAAACAAATCCTGGCCGAACTGTTGATTTTACTATGATTGAGGACGAGGTTTATGATTTTGTCTATGAGAATAGGATGCTCAAGGAGTTTGCGCTTGATATCGGGTTTTCTGCCTGGCCTTTTATTCAATCACTTGAAAAACGATTATCGCAGAAAAGGGGAAAGAAGTTTTGCAGTGAGTTTATTATTGAGTATGGGAAAAATGTTAAAAACTTCTCAGAGCCAATGAAGCAACTGGAAAAGGCTATTATTGATCAGAAAATAGTACATAATGGCAATCCAGTATTGAATTGGTGCCTTGGTAACGTTGTTGTCAGGGTAGATAAGGCAGATAATATTCTGGCCACCAAAGAGAGGGCAGACTCAAAAATAGACGGGGCGGACGCTTTAATTACAGCTTTTGCCAGGGCAATGATGCACGATACCAGCAAAACCAGTGCAAATGACGGTAGTTTGTTATAATCCTAACAAACTGTTGCATTATGCGTTTATTAATGTTATAATATAATTATGGGCTATGGACTCTTTCGCGCATCGTTACCGAGAAAAGGATTTGGTAGACCTCTTTAAAATAAATGAAGAGAGGTTTTACCGTGTCAAATTTAAATATGAACACACACTCCAAAGAGACGGGGCAACAATTGAAGAGATTGACGAGATATCAAAAAGGCAAGTCAGGCTTTGCCGATGCTTAAGAAAATAGTTGATCTTTTCCGGCGCTCGAATGTCTCAACAGGGAACCTGACTGAGACTAGCGATTTTTGGTATACCATAGACGGGTTTAATGTCTCCACTTCAGGCACTAACGTCACAAAACAGTCTGCAATGCGGCAATGGACTGTTTATGCCTGCATATCAATAATATCTGAGACATTGGCACAATTGCCTTTAAAACTGAAACGCCCTGACGGTAAAGGTGGGACAGAGGACGCGACTGATCATCCTGTATACACGATATGTAAAACGCTGCCAAATAGCAGGATGACAAGTTTCAACTGGAGAGAAGCACAACAGGCAAACCTGCTTACAACTGGGAATTGTTATAATTTTATAGAACGCGGCAAATGGTGGACAAAAGCATTATGGCCTATTGATCCGACAACTGTAATCGTAAGATTTGCAAGTGGTAAAGAAGCTGCCCAGATGCGGCTCAATAAAAATGACAGGGTTGTTTATGAGGTCCAAACAGTAGACGGCCCGAAGGTATATAAATCTGCTGATATATTACATATTTCAGGGTTTGGTTGGAATGGGCTTAAAGGTGAGTCAATAATAACGAACTTTGCCAAGGAGTCTATTGGTAATGCCATAGCGCTTGATGTTTTCCAAGGCGCTGCAATGCGTAACGGGGTTACGCCTGGTGGTGTGTTGGAACACCCTGATACGCTGGGAGACACAAAAGAGGCGTTTATTGCTGCACTTGAATCAAGATACTCTGGGCAGAATAACGCTCGCAGACCTATGATTTTGGAAGGCGGCATGAAGTTTAACAAGGTGGATGTATCCCTTGTTGACAAACAACTCATTGAGCAAATGAAAATGTCGGCTAATCAAATATGTGGTGTGTTTAAGATACCTCCTCATAAAGTAGGCATTTTCGAAAAAAACACGAACTACAACAATACAGAGCAGGGCAACAGGGCGTTCCTCGATGGCACCATGCAGCAGTGGGTTGTCCGCTGGGAACAGGCATTAAACTGGAAACTGCTTACAGAGGACGAACGCAAAGAAGGCTACTTTTTTAAATTTAATTTCGACGCATTGTTGAGGCCAGACGCAAAAACGAGAAGTGAACTTGAATGGCGTGAATGGCAAATGGGTACTCCACTTAATGAGATCAGAAAACGCAACGATTTGAACCCACTTGATGGGCAAGACGTTAGTTATGTGCCTGTAAATATGGTGCCATATCACCTTGCCGGACAGAAAGCTGCAATGGCACAGGAAGGTGAAGATCCAGGCGTTGAGACAATAGACGAAGAAGTTAAGCGGCTGAAGAAATACGAGGTTAACGCTGTATCAAGACTCATTGCGAAAGAGAAGAAGGGTTCTGTTGAGGATTTTGAGGAAGAAACGAACGAGCTTTACAGAAAAGTATTTTCGATAATAAACGAGCAGTTGTTACCTAACATATACTTTGTTCATGACGAGTTTCGCGGAGCAGAAATTGTCAGGCAAGTTAGAGAAGAGTTTGAAGGTAACAAGGCGCGGCTTATTGCCATGCAAAAAAATAACTGGGCTGAAAATGGAAAAGGAAACGAGAGTTCTTGACGTAGAACTGAGGGTTAAACGCGGAGAGGAGAAAACTATTTTTTCTGGTACTCCAATAGTTTACAACAGAGACTCTGCCGACATGGGGTTTATAGAAAGAATATCTCCATGGGCAGCAAAGGAGGCTATTAACTCCTCTGATATCAGGCTCTTGTATGGTCACAACTCGGACTCGTTACTCCCCTTGGCTAGAACCTCTTCAGGAACTTTAAGAGCAGTTGAAACTGAGAACGGAATAGAGATAGAGGCCGACGCACCTGATACTCAGTTTGCAAAGGATCTCGCGGTTGCAATCGAGAGAGGTGACGTCTCTCAAATGTCTTTTACGTTCACCGTTGACGACGACACATGGGAAGAGATAGACGGCAAGTATTTCAGGACGGTTAACAAAATTAAAGAACTATACGATTTTTCTTTTGTGGCGTTCCCAGCTTACCCAGATACGACCGCAGCAATGCGCTCTTTAAATAAAAAC